CCGAATTGGAATCTACTCGTACCATATGCTTTCATGATTCGAGATGCACATGTGCGTACGTAATTGTGTTCACATATATCAATAGCATGTACTATTACATCTTCGTCTGCATCAAGAAACCCTACAACAGTATGACCTGCATGCATTCCGATCTCCATGACCTTCTTTGCACCAGTTGCTTTTAAAATGTTTTTGAGGATTGCGGTATGATGCGTATCTAATACTGGATGACCTTCTTCATCAAAGTGTCCTTTTACACCATCCATTAGTTTATCAAAACGCATTTGAGTTGTGATTCTTACTTCTTCGTTCATTTAAATATCTCTGCTGTTGTGAAGAATACCTTATGACTTGTTTTGATATGGGTACCTTCGTATACTTGTAAACCTAATACTTCTCCTATTGGTTGACCATCTTCTACACGAATTTGATCTCCTTTCTTTACGGCATCTTCACATGATGTTGTCATAGTATCATACTTAATACGATACATTCCTTCTGCAAGTTCATTACCTTCTTGCATAAACCACTGTGACTCTTCTGCCAGACAATCAAGAATATCAATACCAGTCTTCTCATGGATCATTTCGATTTGTTTATCAGATAGATTTCCATGCTCTTTGATCAGCATAAGTGCCGCTCCATAACGTGCTACCACTGACTGACCGCCTGGAATCTTTGCCATAAGTCTTTTCAGATTATATACGAGTCTGTGGAACGGTGTATAGTAGTTACGATAGTTATCCCTATCCACTACTTTATCAAAAGAAAAATCTTTATTCTTCTTTCCGTCCTTGTCTATAATGCCCGACTTAAAGGCATCGGTTTTTTCAAACGGTGTTACTAATAGTTTGAGGAACCTTATAGTGTAGACTAAATCTGCCGCTGTTTTTAATATTCCCATAGTTCTATTTATACCTATTAAATGTTCTGTTCAAGACAATGTGGCACTGTAGAACCAAATATATTCTCGTGCATGCCATCATAATCTGCATATAATACATCNNGGATAGGTGAATCCATTGCTTCTTCTCTGAGGTAGTCTTTGCTCATCTTAAATACTTCATGATATATACGTCTGTCATTAAATAATGATCCAGTCATGACATCATTGTTTACACTAATAGCACGTGTGTAGTATTTAGGTGTCATCTGCCTATACATTTCATTCTCAATGAAAAGTTTATCTCTCCACTTAGGCATACCTCTTAACCAGTAATCAAAGTATATGTCTACGTAATCCCAAGGACAATGATCGTCACCGATACTATAATCGGCACCATACATGGTCTCCTTAGACTTAACATCATCTCTGATTAATTGTTTTAATTCTTCTATTGTACCACACTTTGGGATACTATGCAAGCATATTGCATGTAGATGTGGTGTTAGATCACGGAAGAACATCTCATCACCATTGACTCCATACATAACGATATCTGGTTTTGCTTCTGCTACCTGTATCATTGTAGGTAGAATACTTGCCCACCTTGTAGTAGAATCAAAGAAGTACTTGTCCATGTACTCTTTTACTTTGGATACTTCGAATGTAAACACTGACACATCTTTGAACTTATCCCATTGTAGTTCTTTCCAGAATAATCCTTTCTCTCCTGCATCACAGGGATCCATAGTGTATCCATACTGCGGATCATCTTTGAAGTATTGTGATTGTAATGCTGAATCGATACCTTCACTCAGTGAAATAAATCGTTTTGAATACAAGGATTTAATCTTCTCTGCATGCTGTGCCATACACTCATGAATGTAATCAGTAAGATCTTTCTCGTTCCATTTATCTTCTTTGTATGCTTTCTTACAATCACCCATGTAATCATATGGTGGTAGGAAGTTATGAATGTGTCCAAACAATGTTACTGATTCTTCTTGTCCAAACTCTCTCTGGAGCATATCATATACAAGTCCCTCTCTTTCAACATCATCTGCATGACATGTCATAAAGGGTAACCAGTTAGATATCTCTGTACCGTATTTTCTACTTACAAATATCTTATGATTGTTGAAGTAATCAAGGAAGAGTTCAAAGGTACCATCTGGAGTTAACTTGACTGCAAAGAAGTTACCGTTCTCTTCATGGAAACTCAATCGTTCACATGCATCTACTATATCACCTTCTATAAGATAACCACAATACAGTACAATGTAATCTTCTGCTTGATAAATTTTTACTTGATCATCTACATAGAAAAACCACTGACCATACTGATCGTAGTCATGCTTCTTAAATTTGTTTTTATCTTTGCATATAAAATATTTCATCTCAGCATAATACTCCCCTGTTTGGTATGAAACCAGACCTTTAGTTTCTTACCTTCAGATAGTATGACTTCATCTATGAATTGATTCAACATCTGTTTATTATTGTTGTATTGAATCTCTGGTGGTAATGTTTTGTCCATAGACAATATACCTAACGCACCGTCCGAAGGTTGTATATGTCCTACAAACCCCCAGTCTTTTGGTCTGTATTCTGATTCAAGGTCATGTTTTATAAACGAGCAAAAGAACTCATCACATATACGTGGTTTGTTTTCTTGTATAGAGCAACCAGTGTCACAGAGTTTATTACATGTTGCCCATGGGCCGTAATCTACACCAAATTTCTCTGCTTCTTTGTATCTATCAAAATCTTTGTAGAGACCTGTGTATCCCATAATTTCACAGCATACAGTGCAGTCCCCACAACGACTTTCCGTTGGGACGATCATAAATTTCTTAGTGCTTCTACTACTATGGGATCGAGTTCGATACCTGTTAAATCATTTGTATCGATTGCTTTTATAAAAATTAGGAAGGGTTTTAACGCACTCCAATGATGGGGATCAATCTTCAAGGCAAGCATTTCAACTGCTCCTTCTGTTCCCCAACAATTCATAATAACAATCAAATGATTTAATATCAGTCTCTCACTCAACTCACCAGAGTTTTCGTATTTGTTCAACAGACGTTTGACATACTTAAACCTTTTTAGATCATTGAAGAATTCTTCACTGTCTATACATGTAGGGTTATAGTAGTGCTGTGCCGCCCAGAGTTGAAATGTTTTATAAGTAAGTTCCATCATTAAATTCCATTAAAGCAGTCGTTCGTTCGGGCATCCAACCCATTTGTCGGTACTGCTTGATTTCTTGGTTGAAAGGTTCTAACCAATCATAGTTATTTAGTCCATGTGTTAAGCAT